GGGCCTTTGGGCAGATAGGAGCGGCCTATTTTTGACATTGACATCACTAGTAATGTCAATCATGTCAACCGTTACAGCAAGGGATTGAAAACATGCCCGATTTTTCTCATTTCTGTGTGACATCACTAGTCATGTCAAAAGTGTCAGACACGTTTTCACCCCCAATAGGGGGTGAAGGTATTTATGTCATTCGACATGTGCAGGCTGACACGAACCGGGGGGGCCCCACAGAGCACCCCTCCCCGGTTTCGTGTCAACCAGCACCCTCTGCACGATGGGGCGACCGATGAGCAGGGCGACGGTCAGACACGAGACGAAGGGCGAGCGGTGGAGCGACCAGCGGGTGAAGTTCGTCCACCTGGCCGCGAAGTTGGGGAACAACACGGAGGCGTACCGCCGCGCCTACCCGAAGTCGCGGGCCTGGGGGCACCACCAAGCGACCTCGGCCGCCGCCCGGCTGATGGCCGTGGGGTACGTCCGGGCGGCCGTCGAGCGGCTGAGACACGAATCGGAGAAACGTCTGTCGCTGTCCCGGGACGGGTGGCTGGCCCGGGTGGAGCGGGAGACCCATGGGGGGGAGCGATGCGACCGGCTGAGGGCGCTGGAGATTCTGGGGAAGGCGCTGGGGTACTTGGTGCCCGACGTGCGCCTCGTCAAGGTCGAGCGGAGCCTCATCATCGTCGGGGTGCCGGGCGCCCCGCCGGAGGCCGAGGCGCTGGATGTGCAGTCTCACGAGTTGTTGACCGAGGGCAAACCGCCGGACGATCCGGCAGAAGGAGTGGGCGATGAGCAAGAGACCGAAGACGCTGGCGGAACTGGAGAAAGTCGTCCAGCAGACGTCGAAGAGGGTGTTGGATTTGGGGAATTGGATGCTGGACCTGTTGGGGTTGGTCCAGCGGGTGTCGGGCGTCATGGCGCTGTTGCAGACGAAGCAGGTGGCCATGGCAGAGGAGGTCCAGCAGCACCTCAAGATGCCGCACGCCGTCCCCCAGGAGGGGTTGGTGGAGACCCGTGCGCGGTGTGATGAACTGCGGAACGAGGTTGCCGCGCTCAGCAGCCGGCTGACCGAACTCGAATCTGCCCGGGCTGGCGAGGACGCAAGGGCGATCGCGGACCTGAGCGAGCGCGTGGCGGCGATTCAGGAGCGGCTGGCGACGCCGGGGCCGGAGAAGAGTGAGCCGGCGAAGGACGACCAGGAGCGGGAGGAGAAAAGGGCCAACGAGATGAAGCGCCAAATCGACGAGGCGCGGGAGTGTGCTGACGTTCTCGCCGACGCGCTGAGTCGCGTAATGACGTGCGACACACTCCAAGGCCCCTTGTTCAGATGCGCGAGGCGCGCGATGGAAAACTACACTCGCCTGTCGAAGTACCGCCCGACCGGCTGACATGGAAACCGTACGCTACACGCTCTCCCCAAAGCAGCGCCGCGGCTGGCAGATGCTCGACGACGTGCGCAACACCGTCATCCTGTTCGACGGAGGCGCCCGCTGTGGCAAGACCGACGCGGTGCTGCTTTGGCTGGGCGTGCAGTTGCAGCTCTACCCGTGCGAGGAGGGCACGCGCGCCCTGGTGATCCGCAAGCATCTCGACCACGCGCTTGCCACGATCTACTACAAGAGCCTGCGGAAACTCTACTCGAACCTGTCCGGGTGGCGCTTCGTGGACAGCCGGCACGAGTTGAGGCACATCCCGACCGGCGGAGTCATCCGCGTGGCCGGGGCCGACGACGCCGAGCGGGCCGAGAAGGTTCTCGGCGACGAGTATGCGTTCATCTTCGCCAACGAGGGCGTGCAGTTCTCGTGGGATGTGCTTTCGACCCTGCGAACGCGCCTGTCGCAGCCGGTTCCGGGCCTGTCGCAGCGCCTGGGCGACGGCAAGCAGGTCCGCAAACTGGCGATCGACGCCAATCCACGCGGGCCGCGGCACCATCTCCACGTTGCCGGCGTGCGCCACATAGACCCGATCACGAACAAGCCGCTTCTGGACGCCGAGCATTGGGCGCGCCTGCACTGGACGCCCTACGACAACCCGGCCCTGCCTCCTGACACCATGCGGACGCTGGAGTCGCTGACCGGGGTGAAGCGCAGGCGCATGCTGGAGGGCATCTGGTGCACCGCCGAGGGCGCCGTGTACGAGGATTTCGACGAGGAGGTCCATGTCGTGTACGAGATGCCGGCCGGCTGGCAGTCGTGGCCGAGGGTGCGCAGCATCGACTTCGGCTACACCAACCCGTTCTGCTGCCTCTGGGCGGCGCTGGACCCCGACGGGCGGATATGGGTGTACCGCACGCGCCACCGCCGCATGGTCACGATCCCCGAGCACGCCGAGGCCATCCGGGCGTTCCGCGACGGGCCCGTCGAGTGGACCGTGGCCGACCCCGAGGACGCCGACGGCCGCGCGCAGCTCGAAGCGGCCGGGATCCCGACCGTGCCGGCGAACAAGGCCGTCAGCGTCGGCATCCAGGCGGTGCAGGCTAGGCTGCGGCGTGCCGGCGACGGTCGGCCGCGCCTGCTGATACTGGACTGCGAGGAGAACGGGCCGCTGATCGATGAACTGCAGGATTACCAGTGGGCGCCTGCGAAAGAGGACAGGCCGGACAGGGAAGAGCCGTTGAAGGTCAACGACCACGGGTGTGACGCGCTGCGCTACCTCGTGATGCGACTGGATCGCCCGGCAGACCCGCACACGGCCGCCGGGGCGATGGAAAGGATGTCCGTGTGAAACCGCGCCGCCAGAACCGCAAGAAACGCAACTCGAAGTGGGGCGAGCGCGACCAACTGCGCGAGGACCCGCTGTGCGATCGCCCCCCGGCGCTGCTGACGCTGGTTCGGTACGCCGACATCGGCGCCTCCCTGCGCGACTACCTCACGACGACCAAGCTGGAGACCTACCGATGATGCACGGGCAGAGACTCGCGGACGGATCGGTGCTGCTGGTGAGCGACGAGGCGGCCGTCATGTCCGCGCGCGTGAAGGCGGCTGGCCGCACTTGGCCCTGGCCGCAGCCGAATGTGACATGCGGGGATACCCGCGTCGGGCTGGCCTGGCCCGCGCTGTACGAGAACAAGGCGGGCGGCACGTACCGGCCCGGCGCCGCGTACCTGGTCGTGGCCGATCGCAACGGCGTGGCGTACGGCCTGCGCAGGTGGCGCTGGCACATCGTCAAGACCGCCGTGCGCTCCGGGGATGCCGGCGCCGAGGTCGTCCCGGGCCTGCGGGCGATCGTGGCCGAGTGCATGTCGGCCGGCGTGACGCGGTTCGCGGCGCAACATGACAACGAGGCGCGCAGCCGCAGCTACGCGGACCAACTGTTTGCCGACCTGCCCGCGGCGCGCCTGCTGTCGTGGTCCCCGCAGGTCGAGGTGCAGAACGCGGTGATCCGTCTGCTGGCGCGGGCGGAGAGCCGGAACGGCGTGCGATTGTCGGAGTCGGCCAAGGAGAGCACGGACGAGCGCAACGACCTGGGGAAGCCCGGGCCGCTCGAAATCGCGTTCGCCCTGGCGTGCTTTGACATCGAGGTCAACAAGGTCAACGTGCGGCAGGAGCCGCAGGAGTTGAGAAGCCTGTACCCGCTGCCGAAGGGTGCGCGGGTGTTTGGAGGAACGCCATGACAGTCACAGAAGAACTCAACAATGCGACCGATGCCGCCATGAAGCACATCCTCTGGGCGGAGGAATCGATACACGATGCATGCAGAGGGGTTGCCGAGAGGCACAAGAGCGGCCTTGGCCACGCCTATTCGCAGGGTCCAACCCCGAACGCGGTTGAGATCGTAAACCGCAGCTTTGCGCTGTATCAGGCGTGCGAGTGCCTGAAGTCGCTGCTGAAGCAGTCCTGACTTCCCCCTTGCGCGAAAGCGCACCCATGGCGTACGCTGGTGGCAACTGAACCAGCGAGGTAGCGCCATGCCAAAGACAGACACCAAACCCGTCGGCGACCTGTACGTGCTCGCCGTCGAGGTGCGCGGGAGCGTCCCGCGCCCGATCGTCGTCCGTGCCAACAAGATGGACGACGTTTCCGCGTACGGCCATCTGGTCGCCGACAAGTCGGCCCGGGCCGGCGTGACCGTGGAGCGCGTCGGCGTCAGCCTCGTCGGCGCCCGCTTCGTGGACCTGACCGCGGACGGGAAGCCCGGCATCCTGCCGGCGTGAGGAGGCGGCCATGAAGAAGCTGACCCTCGTGTCGGTTCTGGAGGTTCTGATCGTCGGAGCGGTGCTCGCGCAGGGGAGGATCGACGAGCGGGTCGTATCCTCGTCCAGCGCCAGCCTGTCGCCGTCCACCATCAGCTTCACGTTGCCGTACTCCCGCGGGGCAACGCTGCTGGAACTGGCGATCGTGGACATCTCGGCGGCAACTCCGGTGCTGACCGCAACCGTGTCGCGCACCTCGGCCGACCTGCACCAGACCAACCAAGTGGTGATCGTGGTGAGCGCCGGGACCAACGCCTTCGTGTCGTTCCACACGACCGAGGGCCCGCTCGCGTGGGCGCCTCACGACCGGCTTGACGTCACTGCCGGCGCCAGCAACCTGACCTATCGCGTGAGACCGCGGTTCTTGGTCTACGACTAGCGGGGGCACCATGGCCGACCAGACCACGGGTGTCGTGTCCGGGCCGGGGCCGAAGAGTCTGGCCGCTTTCACGCTGGACATCATCGCGGACGCGCAGCGCAACCGCCTGCCGGTCGAGCGCAAGTGGCTCTCCAACATCCGCGACGCCGTTCCCGAGCGTCTGCGCCCCTCCCCGGCCGGCCTCAACGAGCAGTGGCAGCAGGCGGAGGGCGTCGAGACGTGGCAGAGCCGGAGCCGGATCGGCGTGACGGCGCAGAAGATTCAGGCCGCGTGCGACTTCGCCGACGACATCCTCTACAAGCATGGCGACGTGCCGTTCATGGCGTCCATCGAGGACGCGCAGGCATCCGCGGCCCCGGCGTACATGCCCAGTGCCAGCGTCGGCCAGGTGTTGTCGATGCCGCGCCCCGAGGGAGGCGAGCCGGAGCAGCCCGGGCGCCTTCGGAAGGCGGTTGCCGCCGTGGCCGCCCGCATGGGGCTGGCCCCGTCGCCCGACCAGGACCGGGAGGCGATCGAGGAGCGTGTCGAGAAGTTCATGGACGAGCGGCAGCGGCAGTGCGACGGCGTGCGCCAGAAGCGCAAGCTGTTCCGCGACCGGGCGACCTACGGCGAGAGCTACACGCACGTCATCGGGTTTCAGGACGCATCGGTGCCGTCCGGCGTCCGGTTCGGCGGCGAGACGGTTTCCCCCTGGGAGTGCTACCGCGACGAGGAGAACGACGGCCCCCTCGACCGCGGAGAATACTTCTTCCGCGTGCAGCGCCGCGCGCCCTGGCGCATCTGGCTTGACGCCATCGAGGCCCCGGCGTGGATAGACGGGGCAAGCGGGCAGCGCGTCGGCGTCTACTTCAACCTCGACACGCTCAGGGCCGCGCTGGCGTCCAGCCCGCCGATGCCGGGGACCGGGACGAGCGCCACGAGCGCCACGCCGACCATTCACCAGGGCGGGAAGCCGGAACACACCGACCTCGTAAACCGGCAGCGAACCGTGGAGATCACGGAAGTCTGGGGCTGGGTGCCCGTCAGCGTGGTGCGCCAGTTCGAGGAGGACACGCCCGGCTGCATCCGCAGCTACACGCTCCCCGAGATGCTCCTGCGGTATCCGCCGGCCGACACCAGCGAGGGCAGCGCCATCCAGTTCTACAGCGAGGACCGGGTGTGGTGCCTGCGGTACTGCGTCAACGGCGTCATGGTCGGCTACATCCCCGAGCCGGGCCCGCTGCCCTACAACCGCGAAGTGTGGGCCGAGCAGAGCGGCGTGCGCTTCGGGGTGGGCGTGGCCGACATGAACCACGACCACCAGCACACGCTGGACGGCCTGTGCAAGGCGCTGGACGACAGCCTCAAGTTCGTGAGCAAGCTGGTGTTCGCGGTCATCGAAGGCCGGATGGTGAACGAGCCGAAGGACATCTTTCAGGGCGGAGTGGGCATGATCCGCCTCAACCCGGAATACGCCAAGAACATCAGCGACGCCTTCCAGGCCCTCCGGCTGCCCGACCCGACGCCCACCATCATCGAGGGCATCCGCACCGTGATGGAACTGTCCGACCAGGAGTCCCACATCGCCCGGATCCAGCAGGGGCAAATGCCGATCAGCCCGAACACGGCGTTCGAGTTGCAGCAGCGCCTTGAGGGCAGCGGGCGCCACATGGGCTCGCAGATCAGGACGCACGACCGGCAGACCGAGTGGGAGATGCAGTACATGCTCGAATGCGAGCGCGCTGCCGGCAACATCGACCTGCCGATTCCCGTCAACATCCGCGCCGGAGGGTTCAAGGAGTTCTCCAAGCGCATCACCGAGTTCCAGGGGCTGATGGGCATGATACAACTGGCGCTGTCGGCGCCCCAGATCGAGAAGCGCCTGCAGTACGGGTGGGCGCTGCACGAGCTGGCCGGCAGCCAGTCCGTCGATCCCGAGAAGCTGTGGAAGTCCGAGGAGGAGGTTCAAGTCGAGGAGCAGGCGCGGATGGGCGACCCGATGCAGGCCCTTCAACTCCAGCTCGTCGAGGCCGAACTGGCGCTGGCGCAGGCCAAGGTCGGGACCGAGGACGCCAAGGCCAAGGACCTGCTGGCCGCGGCGCAACTCAAGCTGTCACAGGT